TCAAATCCATTCAGGTAATTCAGGGGTGATTTAGATCACATCTTAAAGACTTGACAAAACTATTAAAAGGGGCGCGGGCTTTGCAGCTCCTACATCCCTTCCCTTAGTTCGAGGTATTCAAGATAAATATCAATAGAAGACATTTCTCCCATTAGTTTATCTAACTTAGCAAATACTTCATCTTCTGTTAATTCTGGTTTTCTATTAAATAATTTCATTACCCCTCCCATTGTACAAATAAATCTTGCAATTCTTCACTTGCCAAATTCAAGAAAGAATTTTCAATAAGTGAAATTCCTGTTGATGCTAATACATCTAAGATTGCAAATACTGTAATGTCTTCATCTCCACAAGCAGAAAATTCTTCTGCCATCTCTTCTGCTAATTGTGTTTGAGTTTTCATTATCATAGCCATTCTGTTATGTCTCCATCTTCATAGTAGTCTAATTTATTTCCATCTGCTTCAGCAATTGCTTCCCACAAATCCTGCTCATTAAAAATTCCATCAGGATGATTTTCCATTAGAATCATCTCAATTGTTTTCATCATAGCCATTATGCATACATCCTTTCATAGAATGAAATTGTTTCTTGAGTGTCACAATCTGTAATTGTGTTATGTAATAAATCTAATACAACTGTTTTATCCCAACCCTTGCCAACGTGGTCACGCCCAATTGCATAGATACCATAGCCAGTTTCATGCATAACCTCATCTTTAATCAGGTATGAAATAACCATACGGGTAAAGTATGAGTGGTCGCCTAAACGTTTCTTAGCGTGGTCTAATGCACCTGCTAAATCATCTTGCCAAGTAGATTCACCCCAATGGGAATAAAGTACGGCTAATGATTCTGTTCCATCATCAAATACGAAATTAATTCTTGCACCCATTTTAGTAACCTGCTTCCGTTAGCATTTTGTTAATTGCATCTAATTCTTCTTTAGACAATTTTGCAAGGGCATTGTCATCTATGACACCCTCGAATAAATCCTTGATTAGTTCTGTATCTGACATTTAGTTCTCTTTCTTTGTAGGTAGATTTATCTTATCACAAGGGTCTGACATTTTATTCATCATCAAACATTGCATAGTTATTCATAGTGCAAAAGCAATCATTACACATTCCAGAAATGAAACGCTCACGAGTACCTACATCATAGCCAGATAGCACATCCTGTGCCATAGCACCTTGATTATAGGCATACAATTTATCAGGGGTAATTTCAATGGTTTCCATACCCTTACAGGCAGGGCAAGGTAATGAGGTAACTAAATAATTTAATTCTTCATTCTTAGTAATGTTATTTAGTGTAAACATAATCACTCTTTCTTTGTAGGTATGATTTCATCATAGCATAAGGGTCTGACAATTTCCAGACTATCCAGGCTATTTTCTTAACTTCTTAAATAAAGTTATCCACAGGGGGGCGCGGCTCTTTCGAGCTGCCCCTATTTTCCGTCAACCCACCTTGCAGAATCCAAATACTCGTTATCCATTTTTTTATAACCAAGCCCATCAACAAAACCAATGACTGGCAATACAAGAAGTGCGATTACAAATAGTGCAAAGATAAATTTCATACTAATCCCAAAAGGTAGATTTGCCAACGTGTTTTTTCTTACGATTGTATTTCTTTTTATTGACGTGCTTAGCAGAGGCGTTGCTCCTACGCAACTCAAGCCTTGCTCTAAGTTGTTCAGGTGTTGCTATGAATTTCATTCGTCTTCCCAATCTTCTTCCATTACGAAACCGTCAAGGCGATGTCCCTCAACAATTGCTGAGGCAGGTGCAAAGTTGCTACCACGCCATAGTACACCTTCTGGCAATTGTATTTCTGCAAAGTAGTCTTCATTCCAAACTGCATTAATAGCATCAACGCAAGGCTGTACCATTGACGATGGTACTGGAGGATAGCAATTGTATTGCAAGTGTACGCTAATTTGATTTTCTATTGACATGTCTAGATCTGACAGATCGGTTGCAAAATTTAGTCCCATTTTATTTCTCATTTCTTGTAGGTAGGTTATTTATTCTAGCATAGGGGTCTGACAATTTATTACTCGTCAAAGTCATCATCAAATTCAAATTCTTGTTCTGATTCATTATCGCAAAGGATACAAAGTCTAATTTCCCAAGGGGTTAATTTATCATTACAAGATTCGCATCTTAGTTTAGTTACATTCTCAATGGCTAATTCAGTCATTTAATTTCCTATCTTTATAAGATAAACCTATCACAAAGGTCTGACAATTTCTGCTAAATTAGATAACGAAATGATAACAAAATATTCAGGGGGATTATGCACAAGTTCTTAACAGCCTGTGGAAAACGGGGCGCGGGCTTTTCGAACGGGTGTTCGATCAGCTCTGCTTTTTAGTATTCACCTCTAAAAATAAATGCGACTGAATGTTTTCCTAAGTCAAAAATCAGGGAAGTATTTTTGCTACCTAGTTTTTTATTGTAGTAGTTAGAGAAACTAATTCCAAGAATAAAAGTTCCGTCAATTTTATTATGTACAAATCTCATTATTTAATTACCGCATTTCTGAATCGTGTTGTATCAAAGTTTGAATTATCTTTCTTGAAAAAGATTTGAAAGTCTGAGAGCAAATCCTCAAAGACTTGTGCATCAATGTCTAGGTGGTAAGAGTTTAAAATCTCTGCAATTTTTACATAGTCTTTTCTAGTCATCATTATTTCATCAGTCCTAACTTAGCGAATTCAATTTCTGTATAGGCTTCGACTAGAGCGTGTTCTAGTTCTGCTATGCGATTATCTTTTTTCATCATCTCGTTGATGTATGCAACAAGTAAGCCAATAGAGCCACCTGCGATTATTGCTATTGTTATTAGTTCAGTCATTGTGTGACTTCCTTTCGTTTGTTTGTTAGTTTTATCTTACACTAGAGGTCTGACAGTTTTACTTGTAGACACGCCTAGTCAAAAGATTTATTTGGCGATTGTAGTAGTCAATCATTCGTTGATTGGTTGGGTCATACTTTAGGGTACGCTCTAGGTCATTGACTGCATCTACCAACAGTCTTGCATTCTTTATTTTAGTGTAAGCCATCTAAGATACCTTCCAACCTGTTAGAGGGTTGCGGTAGATGTCTACCTGCTCGCCTGTCTCATTGTTTACTACCTCGCATACAATGCCAGCACCGTCATAGCAAGATGCAACCATTTGCAAGGCGGAATAGATAGAGATGAATTCATTAGAGATGTTATCTCTTTTATTTGTTACAGTGTAAGTCATTTGCTTACCTTTCTTTTGTTCTTATAGTTTCACTATACACTAGGGGTCTGACAATTTTAAGACGTTTGGGGGTGTGTTTCGTGTGAAGTGCGTCACAATTTCAGGGGCATTTCATAGCCATCTTATACACAGGTTATCCACAGGGGCGCGGCACATTCGAACAGATGTTCTATGATGTACATCACAAAAATATTGTCTCAAATAGTGAGATTGGGGTTGCTTTTTGTCAGGGGTAGGGTGTAGTCTAAAGACATAAGAAAGGTTGAGAGTGAGCCTAGCAAATAAGCCGAGAAATCGGATGAGCCTAGCAAATAAATCTCAACACTAACAAAGGAAACAAAATGTTTTTATTCCACCTAAGAGATGTTCTACTATTCGTTGGTATCTTCTCACTACCTGCACTACTACTAGAACTACAATTACTAGTTATCGGACTAAACGGTATGAGTCCAACGGTTATGATAGTAACCGCCGTTATTGGTTTAGTATCTGCAATAGGTGCAGTAGTTATCGAAATGATTGAGGGGTAATAACAATGACTGAACTAGCATTTGAAAACATTACAAAAAATAAGTGCATCACCTGTGATGACAAACTAACTGCTTGGGAAATAAACTATTGCATTATGTGTGAGAGTGACCAAGAAATAGAATCATTCTTTGATGATGACTTTTAAAAACTAAAATATTTAGACTTATCAAAACTAAAATAATTAGATATGGGCTCACTAATAAAAAGGTGAGTCTATTCTATAATCACGCATCATACACATTAACAAAATATTCAGATTTTCTTCAAAATGGGATCTAGCTGCAAATATAAAAATTTTCAGAAAATGGGGGTATTGAATATATATCTCATTATGTGAGACAATATGTTACAATTAGGTAACAAATAATTTAATATTTCAATGTTTCTGGCGAGCTGATTTGACAAGTATTAAAAACGCAATTACACTATGAGTGCAGCGAATCAAAAAAGTTTTAGAAAAGTTAGGGGCAGGGGGATAGAATTATTAAAAAACAAAGAGAGAAGCAAATGAATAATCAAGATTATATAAGGTACATCTTCTGGATTGTATTATCAGTAATTATTGTGTCCACACTCTCTGGTAGCTAAATTTTTATTTTTGAAAGGATAAAAATGTTTAATGCAAAAACAATAGATAACTTTATATCTATAGAAGAATCTAATAAAATTTTAGAATTTGTAAAAGGCATAGAGCCATGGGAACAAGGCGGATCAGAGTTCTGGAATAATAGAAGTTTAAATGCTCAACATCTTTATTCTCATGACAAAGAAATCGGGGAAATGCTATATGAAATCCGTCAAAGAGTGGCAAATGCAATAAAAGACTCATATAACCTATCAGAGATATATCCAGATCTATTTCAAGTTATTCGCTGGTTTCCTGGAATGGAACAAGCTCCACATTGTGACGATATGACAAATTCTCCAGATAAAGAATCTTTAGAATGGTTTAATCATAGAGAATATGGAGCTATTATATATTTAAATGATAATTACTCTGGTGGACATACATACTATCCAAATTATAATTTTGACATTTCCCCCGCCGTTGGCAAACTTGCAATACACCCAGGAGACCCAGAGCACCTCCATGGCGTGTCTAAAATAGAAGATGGTGTTAGATATACCCTTGCCTCGTTTTGGACCCAAGATGAGAAATACTTTGATGGATGGGTTCTTTAATTGAATTATATCAATGATCCTGGTTTTGAGGTTCCTGAAGATAAAATCCTAATCATTCCTTTTTCTGATAGAGATGATCAATATGATAGATATCCAGAAATTGTAGAATCTTTAAAGGGTAATATTAAAAGAGACTGGCTTAGTAACCACGCTTATTATTGTCTTCCCCTTAATATAGGAAATCAATATGGGTTTATTATCAAGGCAGCATATGATTTTGATGCAACTTGGGA